GGCCTCTTGATGAGGCGGGTCAAATGAAAGTGACGGGCTTTTCTATCAAAGCCTCAAGTGCCCCACCACTGACAAAAGATTTACTGGGTAAAGTATTCACCATGATTTCCACTGGAAAAGATGAGGGCGAAATCTTTGATGAAGTACGCCCTAAAATCAAGAAGGTGTTCTTGGGTGAACGCCCTGCTACTGATGCTTCTTCATACGGTTCAGTTAGAAAGAAACTACATGAGTATGACAAGGTAGTACCTAACGCTATAAAGGCGGCACGGTATTCCAATGAGTATCTTGGTACAAACTATGAGAAGAACGACAGTGTACGATGGGTATTCATTGATGATGTACCCGAAGGTCAACCTTACTGTAATGTTATTGGCTACGAAGATGAGCGACAACTCAGTGAGTACAGTATTGACTGGACTACTATCGTGGACAAATGGATTCATCGTAAATTAAAGTCAGTGTACGAAACACTTGACTGGGATTTAGAAAGGCTTACGGCACGCCGAGTGCCGAGAAAATTATGGTGATAAAATGAGAAGAGATGTATGTTGGCTTTGTGGTGGAAAACTAATATGGGGTGCTGACTTTGATGCACAAGATTACGGTTATGAGGGTGATGGTATAGTTGCTACATTGTCATGTTCTAATTGTAATGCTAATGTAACTTATGTACTTTTAAACGAGGATGAGGAAGAATGAGTCGTATTGAAGATGAAGTGTGTAAGAAGATTGCTCAACGAGCAGAAGTAGGTAAGAGTAAGTATGGAGTTACTATGGAGACTGCGCCGCTATCCCGCCTTGAATGGCTCATCCATGCACAAGAAGAAGCAATGGACTTAGCCGTGTACTTGCAGAAGTTGATTGAGATGGAGGTGGAAGAATGAGATTCAATCCTAACGGTGATGATAGTCGTCCACGCATTGAGGACTACCTTGTTGAAACAGGTCACGATGAAGAGGCTGAGTCCTACCGCATGAGTACCTATGCTTGGAATCCAATGGACACGCCCGATAAGAAACTGCGGGTCACCAAGTCAAGCCTTGGTACATTCGGCTGGTGTCGCCAACAATACTACCTTGAGAAGTTCAAGGGCTTGCGTGGGGAAACAGTTGACCACCACATACGAGGGCTGAATGTCCACGACATGATGGAATGGTTTTGGGCTAACTTCACTCAAGAACAGGAACAGGCCGTACTTAATTTACTGGTGAAAGGAAGAGAGGGTGAAGCACGAGAACTGTTCTTTAGTGCGGTACCCCAACCTCCCGAACCATACGAGTTCGGGGAAGATGAACAAATCGCTCAGTGGTTGGAATGGAACTTCCGCCGACTGGGACACACTATGGGAGAAGAGTGGCGACCCGCAGGGGTTGAGGCTAATATCCATGCCTACCGCTTCGTTGAAGTTGACGGTGAGGCTATTCCTATTCACATCAATGGGTTCATTGATACACTGTTTCAAGACGGTGAAGGCTACGCCCTCATGGAATTGAAGACAGGTAAATACAAAGCCCGAAGCAAAGTACCCGCTATGCGTAAGGAGATGGCTTTTTACAAAATGATGTTGGAGAACAGCAAGCACGCTGAGTTCCTACCTATCACCCATTGGGGATGGGAGTTTCCCGGCGGGGGTATCAACGGGGGCGAAGGGCCAACACTATACTACGAGCCTACTGAAAAGAAGTGGGCGGCAATGAAGTCTGTGGAGAAAGCACTGGAACGCTTAGTGAAGGCTCACATAGACATGGACTTCCCACCCGACCCGTGGATGGGTAGGAAGCGGGAAGATGAAACTCTTGAGGACTTGTTAGAACGCAACGGCATGAAATGTTCGTGGTGCGACCACAGGGAACACTGTTCCTTTTGGTCACTAACTGATGAGTTCCTTGATGATATAATGGAGGAAGATAAATGAGAAATACAGTAATGTTATTGGAGAAAGTATTGAGAGAAAAGTTGAGTAGTGACAAATACACTTTGCGCCTTAATTCAACAAAGAGTGGTAACCTGCCTAATCGTGCGGCGTTTGTACGAAAGGTGTACAGGCAAACCACATTGGATGAATTTAATCAAAGTGGAATGGGAACTATCAAACCAGTCAGCGTGAAAGAAATTGTGTACACAGTACACGCACGCCATTTGAAAGAAGACAAGATTGGTGAACTACACGATGCACTTCTCAACGACTTGAATTTGTTTATGTACAAGCATCGGTGAGTAGTATGTCATTTGTGCCGATTGACTACCCTCGTGAGGTGCTTGAACTATCAAGTAGCGGCGATAAGGGCTGGCGGCGAATGGTAAAAAACGCTGATGAATTAGAATCATACTGGCGTGGTAAGAACGGTAGCGGTAATGTATATTTTACAGCCTACGGTTATACTGAAACACAAGCCCCTAAGCACCATCGTGTTGACTACAACACCCCACTGATACATCACTTCGTGATGGACTTTGATTGTAAGGACTTCAACAACAGGGGTGCTGATGTAGCGTTTGAGAAACCTCAAGAAGAGGTTCAGCGGTTACATCAATTCCTCATGAAAGAAAATACATTGCACTATGTATGGTTTAGCGGAGGTGGGTACCATGTATGGATTCCGCTTTCCGAATCTCTTGTACCACAAAACGGGGGCGAGGTATCACGCATCAAAACATCGGGGCGTGTATTGATTAAACAATGGGAAAAAGAAATAGGCTCATTGGATTGCAATGACCCCACAGTAATGTTTGACACCAGCGGAATGATACGCATACCTAATTCATACAACGCCAAGCGTGGTGCTTGGTCTGTCCCACTTACAAGCCATCAACTGATGACACTATCGCACGATGATTTGATGGACAAGGGGATGGAATCGCACCGTGGATATATCCCGCTTGGCGAAAATAAATTACTCATGAAAATAGTTGAAAATAAGTTTTCGGAGAATTTTGACTTGAAGCCCGTTGAGTTACCTACGGTAGCATTAAATGACATTCACATTCTTCCGTGTTTGTCCCAAGCGGCGATGGGCGGGGGTAACCCTCCCCACCGTGCGAGATACCATTTTGCCTCTTACTTGGCTGATAGGTTTCGCATGTTCTTTCCTGCTTGGAGAGTACCAAACGAAGAGAAAGAAAAACATGTACAAAACATTGTGAGTATTTGTGAACAACAGGAATGGGTTGATTACCGCTACGAGAAAACGGAGGAACAAGTTAGAAGCATCGTGATGACTGGATACTCACACGCTACATGTTCTACACTTTACACCGAAGGATTCTGTATGGGTAAATGCAAGTATTACGATGGAACAGGGGTGAATTAAAATGCCGAGAAAAAATGGAAGCCGACGAAACATACGCACAATAGAACGAATAGTAAAACTCATTGATGAAAGTGATGAGGGAGAATTATCAACACTACAAATCCATGACGGCTTCTTAGAGAAGTGGATAAATGGTACTCCCACAAAAGCACGCTTAGGTAATCTCCTTGCTAAATGTAGAGAATTTGAGCAAGCGGGTAGCGTGGTAATAGCAAGTGGATACGCAGGTCAAAGATACCCTATTGCTGTATGGAGATTGAGAGATGAAGCCACAACTAATTATTGACAGTAACGAGCGAGGCTTGCTTTGTGAATCTATAGAACGCAAGGCACAGAAGGCAGGGCTGACTGTTGCTCGTCAAGTTCTCGTAGTAGGTGATTACTTACTTGGGGGTGCCTGTGTTGAGGCTAAGAGCATAGGTGACCTCTTTCAATCAAGCCACAGTGGACACTTGTGGCGACAGTTAGATAACATGGATGCTAACTTTGAGCGGTTCTTTTTAGTGGTACATGGTGACATAGGAAAGTATGTTGCTATTGCTAAAAAGAATGGGCGAAGAAAGATTTCATACTCAAAGGTACAAAGCGAATTGCTTGGTACACTCGCACGCCTCATGTCCGATTTTGATTGTCAAGTATTCTATTGCAACAATGTAAGCGAGGCCGCATCATTCATTGTAAAACTTCACGGTAAGTTGCACAAGCCCGCCAGTAAGCATGGGGCGCAGACAGTAAGGCGTGTAGCGTCTAATGACCTGCGCCTTGATATGATTATGACCGTGCCGGGTATAGGTCAAGAAACGGCTGAGAAATTATTAGAAAGATGTGGGAGCATAGAAGAAATGTGCTTCCCCGATTCAATCAAGCAAGTGAAGGGGCTTGGTGAAGTAAGAAGGAAGATGTTGGTAGATGTATTGACAAGTGAAGAGCCTGTGCGTCAAGAGCGCAGTGTTCGTCGTTAGTATATAAACCAAGAAAGAGAAAGGAGATGAGTAAAATGACACTAAAAGAATACCAAGCCGTTGAGAGATTTCCAATTTTGAAAGCCTACCTACATCACTTTTCACAAACATCAATGAAAAATGAAATGCCGGGTTTGCTATCATTCTTTTTCATTCAAGGTCAAACGACCTTACCATATGTTCGCCTACCTACTGGTGACACTCACCTTGACTTGCGAGTGCATGTCTTTTGGATTCAACCTTCCCGTACTGGAAAATCCATTGCTTGGAATTTTATCAGCGATGTTATGAAAGAAGCGGAGATTCCGTTTGAGTTGTTTGCTTCGGGTACTGATGCAGGGTTGATTGGTTCTACAAATGCTATTCTTGATGATGATAAAAAACCTACAGGTGAGTATGAAACCGTGGAGGGTTTACTCGCAGGTCGTAAAGCAATTAACTTTGATGAAGGTTCTATCTTACTCAATCCGGGCAAGCACGGGCAAGAAACTGTACTGTACTTACAGACCGCATGTAACCCAGTTGGAAGTGGAAACAATACACTGGTTAAACACATGAAGGGAAATAAGATTGAATGTCCTTCTCTCGTATCTCTATGGATTACCACTTACCCACCGAAGGGTGTCAAGGAGTATGTTCTAACAAAGGGTATCTTTCAGCGTGTCCTGCTGTACTATAGGCACTGGGATATGGAAGAGCGTCAAGAAGTGAGCAATCGTCGTCTTGGTACTTTCTTTGGCCGTGCTGAAAAGAATGATATTAGTAAGGATGAATTGTACCAATACTTCCGTGATACTGAGAAGCGCATTCGTGACCGCCTTCTTGACATGGCTGAAATCGGTTACACTTCATGGGACGAAAGTAGTAATGAAGAGAAGGAAGAGATTGTACAAGAACACATGTGGGATATGTTCACCCCTTCTAACGATTATCAAACGGCATTGTATCAAGCATCCGATGAGATATACGACCTGTTGCGTAACATGAGTCCATCCATGTCCGAGATTGTAGCATCGTTTACTCCCGCCATTGAGAATTACTTGGGTATCTTTTCAGTTCACATGGCTATCCTTGATGAGAAGTGGGAAGTCAATGCGGAGCATGTTGACTTAGCACACGAGATTCTTTTTGACCTGTTCCAAAACCTCATTGCTTGGCTTGAAGACTCGGTAGAGGTCGGAGGTAACAAGCAGAAAGAGGCTAAGGCACACGATGGTATGATTGCCGCCTATAACGAAGGTACACCATACGAAATTGAAGGCTTAGGTGATGGGTGGAGGCTACGCAGTATCTTCTTCACGACATACATGGACAAGAGTAAGGTGTCCAAGAGTACAGCAGAAAGGCATTTCAAGGACTACGGTGGCTCACTGTTTAAGAGCAAGAAGAGCGGTGGCCGTGTCTTCATCCGAAAAATAGGTGATACAGAGTGAGTGACATATTAGCGTTAGATATTGAGACTGCAAACTTTTCTCATGAAATAGGTGGGTGGAAGAACACTCACCTGTTTGAGCCATCAGTGGTGGCTACTTGGGATGGTGACAAGGGTACCATTTACTGCAACAAATCCCTTAATCTTGATGATACTGTCAAAGCATTACACCCTCGTACATTGGGTGAGGACTTGTCCGACCATGTAGAAAAAGGTGGACAGGTACTTGGGCACAACATAAAGGCATTTGACTTGCCTGTATTGCGTGATGCTTTAGACTGTTGGACAGCCAGTGACTTGATGAAGTCCGGCTCCGTAATTGATACTCGCAACTTAGTTAGCAAGGCCGCATTGAGTGTTGGTAAAGTTGATACATCGCTTGGTATGCTTACCAAGCACACATTCAACACCAATAAGTTGATGAACAGTGCCGATGCACCTGTGGCTTGGAGAGAAGGCCGGTATGATGAGGTGGCGAAGTATTGCTTAAGCGATGCTCAACTTACCTATGACTTGTATCAGTTTGGAAAAGCCGAAGGACACATCCTATCAAGAAGTCTTGATACGGGTGAAGTTGTAGAAATAGAAGTGGATTGGTGAAAATTACATGACAAAACAGGAGACAGGAAAACAGGAGAAAGCACAGATACATAACATCCGAGCGGCTAAGACGGTAGCAGAAACCGTCAAGAGTACGCTTGGGCCTATGGGTATGGACAAGATGATGGTAGATGGTGGCGGTAATGTCATCGTCACCAATGATGGAGCAACCATCCTACGAGAGTTGGATGTATCTCACCCCGGTGGGAAGATGATTGCAGAAGTCGCTCGTACCCAAGAATCATTATGTTATGATGGAACAACAAGTACAGTCGTATTGGCTGGTCAATTACTCGGCAACAGCGAAATGTTGTTTGAGAAGGGACTACACCCCAATGTGATTTGCCGTGGGTATCACGAGGCCGCACAGATGGCCGTGAAGCATCTCAAAGACGAAATAGCATACAGTAGTGATGAGCGTGATGCTCTCATTGGTGTAGCCAAGACAGCCATTACTGGTAAGACACTTGAGACTGCGTTAGATGCAGTGTCGGAATTGTGTGTTTCAGCAGTTGAAAAAGCGGGTAGTGCTGAGAATGTCAAAGTGGTTTCTTTCCCCGGTGGTTCGCTTGAGGATTCATACCTCTATGATGGTGTGATTGTCAATAAGGACTTCGTGCTTGAAGGAGAAGACTCATACTCACAAATGGTACTTATCAATACAGGGCTTGAAACTGAGAAGACCGAGGACAATGTACAGGTTCAACTTGATGCAAAGTCTTACCAGTCTTTCAAGGGTGCAAGCAAGGCTGACTTGGTAGCCAGTGCAAAGTACATCGTTAATGCTATGCCTAAAGGCGGTATTGCTTTTGTTCGTGATGGTGTAAGTGATATGGTATGTTCGTATCTCAAGAAGAACGGCATTATGGCGGTACGCCGTATGCCCGAATCATCCATGCGTGCGCTCAGTCGTATGTCGGGTATTGAGATTTCTCAAACACCGGAAGACATTGAGGGTGCGGCTGAGGTTTCAATTACTCGTGAAAGAAAAAACGAAGTTTGGTATCTTTTTGTTAATAGCGACAATGAGAGTAACGAAGCAACCCTTGTACTGCGTGGTGCTACCTCACATACACTTGAGGAAGTGGAGCGAGGATTTGATGACGCACTGGGCGTAGTATCTCTTGTGATGAACAGCAAGCAGTATGTCGTGGGTGGAGGCAACGCCTATGTGCGTATGGCTACTCACCTGCGCCAACACGCCGCTTCGGTGGGTGGACGGGCACAGATGGCTATTGAGGCGTTTGCTGATGCCTTAGAAGTGATTCCTGCTACCATTGCTGAGAATGCCGGTCACGACCCATTGGATACGATTCTCGCTATGCGACACGATATTCTTCAAGGTAACCTTTCGGCTGGCCCCGATGTTACCGAGGGCGGTGTTAGGGACTTACTTGCTGATAGTGTGATTGAACCAGTAGAACTGGTGCGGCAAGCGGTCTTGAGTGCAGGTGAAGTCACCAATGCTATTCTACGCATTGACGACATTGTTGCTCGTCGCCCTACACAATGAGTGATTTGATGTTTATTTGTACGCTGTGTGATGAACCCTGTTCATATTTAATTGACGGTGATTTTTGCGAGGAATGTTGGAATGGGCAAACTAATGGACAGGTTAAGGCAAAAGTGTAAGATGTGCGGGGCGCATGAAATCCCCCGCCGACTTACTGGACGCTTTGTTGACTATGACAGTGAGCGTGTGTACCTACTACATTGCCGTCAGTGCGGTTTGTTTTGGCTTGACCCTTCAATCAAGAAGTTGAAGCCGTACCGCTTGAAGAACATCTACCTCCATCCGTCTATGGATGAGGAAGAGTAATCATTGCAACCGTACAAAGGTAGGGTCAGTAGCATGACTTACCGTACACACGAATCGTCCATAACCACCGTCAGCGTCAGCCGTATCCCCAATAGCCGATGTAGTAGAGTTGGTCAATGCGAAGGTACCAGTGTTTGAACCATGAGTGTTTTTTATTTCAATGATGTAGCCAGCAGGGAATGGGCCGCTGGTGGTGATGGCGAATGTACCACCGGGTGTCAGTACGAGAATGTTAGCATCAGCCGATGTAATGTCAATGCTCGTGGCTGTGCTGGTCAGCACACGGTCAAACACAGAACGAGTAAAGCGAGCGGCGTGGGTGCCGCTGTAGTACAGTACATCTTTCGCACTATCGCCAGCAGTTGTGCTTGCTATTTGGGCACCAAAGGACTGCCATAATGCACCAAAGCGACTTGTGGAAAGGTTGCCTGTGTCTTGATTGTAGGCATCAAGTTCAGTGTGTAAATCAACAGGCGTTGTAGCCGCAACAGCCCCGCTGGTCACTGGTGATAGGTACAGTGGGGTAGGGCGCACGAACACTCTCTTGTCGTTGCTTTCACTGATTGACAACTTAAGGTCACCACCCGATGCAGAATAAACTACACGAAGAACTGCAAGCACTACGCTTTGTTTCACATCAAGACTCGCTAAAGGAGTGCTGAGGAATGCCGAAGGTGTAGTGGGGTAGGTGTTGGACGATGTAGCCACAGGTGTACCCATTTCCCATGTGATACATTCTTCCGCAGTATTGGTGCTTATATACACGACAATCAAGGCTTCTTGACCACTACTAAGTGCGCTATAGTTTGAAGTGCTGGTGTGACTACCTTGACGAGCATGATGACTACTTGTTTGCAACTCAACATCTTGGGATGAACCCGGCCCACCTGCGAACTTGTACAATACGCCATCAAGCACAGCGTGTCCACCTACAATGCGTACAGTGTAAGTATTGGTTACTTGCTCACAAACACCCGGTAGGTCTTCGGGATTATCACGAATGCTCGCCGTACCTGCTGTGTCTTCTTCCAACATGATACCGTTTCCATGCACACCCTCAAGCATGTTTGTAAGTGAAGGGCTGGTGATGTGTTCACCGTCTTCTAAACTGTCTGTAAAGACCCCGCTACCAGTCATTGCTGATGCGTGGTTTGCCGCTGTATGTCCCGATAATGGATTTCCTGTCATTAAGCCACCTCAATTGCGATTTGGATTTTTAATTCATTTGCTGATGATTTGTTTATTGGTGCAATGGTATATCGTGCAACAGGAGTAAAATCCGCACTGTCACGAAACTGAATGTACACCTCCTTTATTTGCTCAGTAAATGAAGTATCATAGGGTAGTTTGGCTTCTATCAGTAGGGATGTGTCATCAACAATTGTGATGGTGGGTGTGAGTGTGATGGCTGGTCGTCCAGCGGCACCATCGTCAGTAGTAGCAGGTGTACCATCAAAACCCAAGATGACTTCGTTGATGTTGCTTGCGAGAGTGTCAAGCAAGAGGCGGCGCATATAATCACTAATCGGCATATATGTTCCCCTTTACTGTTGTTTTATTTACCCCAATCGGTAAGCCGTTTCCGCCTATTAGTCCACGATTGTGTGTTCCCTTCACACCACCGATAAGGTAAGCCGTATTAAATACCCCTCTTTCCTTTACTACTGAAACAATTCGCAATTCAACCTTACCAAACAAGGCCAAGTTCTGTTCTACTACCTGTACATAGGTGGCGGGGTTGTTGTCGTTTGCACCCACGGTACTACCTTCCGTGACTCCTTGAAGGATGCCCTCAATACCTGTGTCCAAATTGAGCATAGATATGTCGCTCATGTTTCGCATAGGCATGTGTTTAACCTCAGTGACGACCTTCTTTCCACCATCATAATTGACAGTCATACCGGGTCGCAATGTAAGGAGATTCAAGTGTCCTGCGCTTGAGATTGCACCCTTCATGAGTGAGCGTGATTTGAGAATCTGTCGTGCAACACGACGAGCGGCGTTAGTGGTACGGGCAGTGTTGTCAGTGATAGGTGAACTATCCTCACGCACTTCTTCTACCTGTCCTTCTACATCATCCACTGTGACAATAACCAAATCGTTGAGAGCCAAAGGATGACCCTGCACAGTAACACGATTGGAGATGTTCTCTATTGGGTTATCTTGCTTTGGCCCAAACCGCATATTCTTGTCCACCGTGTAGGCGGCTTCACTGAATGATACAGGAATATACAACAGGTTACCGAAGCGGTCAAGCAATATCATACGACTGTCGTGACGACCTAAGAAGCGCAGGGCAGTCATGAGGTTCATGTTGTTGAAGTCTTGACCCACGAAGCGTGTACTATGCTTGCGGGCAGATGAGGCGGTGGTGTTCTTTGCTCGTGAAATGTTTACGCTGGTAGCACCACTGTTGATAGATTCACCAAGTCGGATAGCCAAATCCGATGTACGCAACCCTACATCAACAGGCTGACCGAGTTTGACTTTACGGCCTGTGAAACCTATACCGTCCAGCGTCTTGCCCTTCATGTTTCGTAGATTCATCAATACACCGAATGATGATGATTCAATGTTGTGCGGTAGTAAGCGTTGGGCTGATGCGTCTGCGTTGTATATGAGCATGGGGCTGTTGGTGCTGGAAATTAAATCATCAGCAAAGAAAGGAGCGGAGAGTAGAGAATGACCGGGTGTACCGTTATGCGTCAACTGAATGTACGATTCGCCCTCAAGGATGCGGTAGTTGCGTTGCGGCATCACTTGTAAATTACGAGTGTTTTTCTTCTCCACCGTGACCTTAGCCTTGTTCGCCTTCTGCACGCTGATACGACCGTGATGAATGGCGTTGTCCACGAATACGGGCTTACGCACATGTGTCATGACCTCATCTGCGTCAGTGCTGTACCGACCAGTCCTTGTGTTCTTAAGAACGGTCATTACCGCCATCCCCGTTCATTTTTTTCTTCGTCATAGAATGGCATAAGGGGGAGTTTGTCAATCATTTCTGCGTACATTTGTCTTTGGTTATTCAAATTTTCTTGGTAGCGAGGGTATTCTTCCGAATCCTCTTTGGGTGGATACCCGTAATACTCAGTCAAGAATGAGTCATTGGCGACCAAATCATCAACATACTTTTGCTTGTTTTCTTTAAATTGTTGAATGGGAATAAAGGGATGAGTCGGTAATGGAGTAATAAATTGTCTTGGTATGGGTCTGCTCACTGCACCTGCTCGTCCATCGTGGGTCAAATCCTTCATATCGTTGGGTTGGAAAAATCCTTCCCTTATACCAAAACCTGCTCTATTTCCTTCTACATCACCCCCACCACCCGTTTCCCAATAACCACCTTTAAGCCACGGGTTTTCGGGTGCTTGGATGTTGTTTTCGGTGTAAAAGTAGTTCTTATTCCGACCATCAATACCCATTTCGTTGATTTTGTGGGCACCAAGTTGTGGTGTACCGTGTGATGCTACTACCGGCCCATACGAACTGGGGAAATCGGGATGAAACTCACCCAATTCTGTTTGGCGTGATTCCTTGAGGAAAGCCCATGCTTTGTGAAAGGCGGTCATTCTCCCTTCGCCCCCCATGTCGCCTGTCCTTCACCTGTGTAATTATTAGGAAGTTGAGTCAAGTATTGCGGAGGAATATAATTAGTTATGTGCGCTTCGGGTGCTTCACCCATATACCCTAAATATCTAAACTGACCTTGAACTTGTTCATATGGTATTCTTACGCCTCTTTGATTTCGGTGTCC